ATCGCTCAATGATTCAAAAAACTGGTGGTAATGGAAGGCAGTTAACAAGGCAGTCAGACGAGACTGGTTATCTGTAGTTGCATATTTCTTAGCAACGGCCTTAAAGGAGTTCTTAGTAAAAGTGGTACGGCTTCCGGTTGCAACACCATCAATAAGGTCAATAGCAGTTGCAGGGCCATCAGTTAACAACACCTGGGCGGCTTGTGCTGCTGCGATATCTGCATTCACAGTTGAGCGTGGTGCCCAACGATACAGCAATCCGTTCATTGCCTCCTGGATAAGCTTTTTCTGATCCTCGCCAACGACTGATTGGCGTTTGTCATAGGAAAGCTCAAACTTTTCTATGTCCTGAATCTGACGAGGCAGTGCGTAATAGGTATCCAGAGAATATAGCAACTCAGAATCTGCTCTGTTTACTGCAATCTGTGGAAATGAAGTCAGGTTCTTTTTAATAACGGTCGGCAGTCCAGCTACCGGTATGTGTACTATTTTACCCTGTATAACAAATGAATCAGCATTAAATGCACGGAGTGCAAACTGATTGTCCTTATAAAGGTTATCCACGATATCCTTCTCCCAGATTTCCCTTTGCAATGCCATGAAGGCAGCGCCTTTGAGCATTGGGATAAACGAAATCAACGTGAGGCCAATAAAGGTGGCAATAGGATTCCAGCCGAAGGCGGCAGAAATTAAAACGGCCATAAGCGCGTTATAAAGCAGGGCGGAGAAATTTACTTTTTTCATGTATATCGATTCGGTGTTTACAAATGGGGTTACTATTATCTATGCCTTCTGAGGCATGCAATTATTCTTTATCCTTCCAGCTCTTGCCAAAAGCCTCGCGACCTTTCTGGTTGAACAGGTCAAGGTTTGTAGCTTTCAAATCTTCCAGCAAACCACCTTTATCCAGTTCATCGTAGGTCATTTTAGCAATCTTTTCAGAGGTGCCACCTTCTGGAGCTTGTTGACTTTGCTTAGCAATGCTCAAATAAGCAGGCATGGCATCAATAAGGTTTTTCAGCTCTGTAGGCTTGCCTGCATAATCCTTTTCCAACTGCACACCCATTTCCTTGGTTATTTTCTTGCTAACGTTCACGGCGGCAGCAACCAGGTCTTTTACATCCTTCTCAACGGTTGATTTTTTAAAAGCAGCGAGGTCATTGACCGCTGTTTCTTTTTCTGTTTTCAAAGCAGCATTCGCAGTTTCCAAGCCTTCAGCTTTCCTTGCGGTTGCGACTAGGTTTGCAAAAGCAGTACTTACCGCTTTGTCATCGGCATCTGCTGTTAGATTCATCAGTGTTAACTGAGCGGGAGTAAAAAAGATTTGTTTCATTTTAATGTTTTGTGAGTTAAATGCTGATAGGTTAATGGGTTGGTCTTGTTCATCAAATAAGTCTGTAAGAGCATTGTAGTTACCGGGTATGTCTACGATTGAGCATTCCCGGTTATACCATTTACTAACTGTTGGGCCTTCCTGATTTTCTAAATAATCTAATGGGTTGCTGCTTATTTCTATTGCAACAAGATGACCCATGGATGCAGCATTTAAAAAACCAGATTCAATTTCATCTACCGTTCTCTGTCCCCGTGGGTGCGATAAATTAATACATGGTTTACCATATACTTTATCACCACGTAAAACCAAATCTTCCCACTTAACCAATACACCCATTTCCCTAGGAAATCCACTTTCCTTCGTTCCATGCATATAATAGCCAATGGGATTCTTTTCAAACTCTGCAAGCAGGTAGCCAGCAGTGAGTAAACGGTAGCTGTAACTGTTCAGCGAACTGTCTGTTAGTAAAAACTCTTTATTTATTTTTTTGAACTTATCCATTACGTCTACGTGCGATGAGGATGTAAAAATGTAATGGTTTCAAACATTTAAAAAATGCGGTTTTTATTATACTTATATAACTGTACCACATTATTACACATACTGTACCATGATAGATTTTCGAATGCATTGACAGCAAAGCTGTAGCGGATATTTGTGTGTATTATGGCAGCTACATTATCAAATCAGCAAAAGAAAGAATGGGCGCAAATGCTTTTTGTCCGCGGTGATTTAACACAAAAAGACATTGCCGAAAAAGTAGGCACCTCCGCTAACACGCTTGGTAAGTGGGCAAGTGAAGGAAAGTGGGAGAACATGCGTAAATCAATGCTCAATACCAAAACAGAGATATTGCGCAATCTGTATGATTTGCTGGACAAAATATCCAAGAAGCTAAAGGAAGAGGATAGTATTGGTGATTCCAAAATAGCAGATATGTATGTAAAGTACACTGCTGCCATTAATAATCTGGAGACAGAAACAAGCATTGGGCAAATATTTGAAGTAGCTAGAATGTATGTTAACTGGCTTCAGGGACTAGACCCAAAATTTGCACTGGAAGTTCTCAATCATTTTGACTTGTTTATCAAAGAGCGTTTAAAATCTTATTAATGGCTGAATTAACAGACAAGCAAGCGCTCGCAGCGTGGAAAGATTATGCGGATAATATCCGTAAACAAACTGCTTTACTTACCGGTGAAAATGAGGCACAGCAACGTAAAAGAATCAGCATCCTGGAAGCTGACCCCGAACTATGGTTTAAATATTACTTTCCACAATATTGCTATGCTCCTCCAACTGAATTTCATAAAAAGGCAACCAAAAGGGTTTTATCCAATTTAGAGTGGTATGAGGTTCGCTCCTGGAGCAGGGAGCTTTCAAAATCCACCAGGACAATGATGGAAATGCTTTACCTGTGCATTACAGGTAAAAAGAAATATGTGCTCCTTATCAGCAATAGCTTTGACAATGCCGTAAGACTTTTGATGCCATATAAAGGAAACTTAGAAGCGAACCAACGTATTATTCATGATTATGGACTTCAAGAGCTTCCTGGAAGCTGGGAGTCTTCAGAATTAACTACTCGCAAAGGAGTTGCGTTCCGCGCACTTGGGGCTGGCCAGTCACCCAGAGGAACCAGAAATGAGGAAGCAAGACCGGATGTAATCCTCTTTGATGATATAGATACAGACGAGGATTGCCGTAACCCTATTATCATTGAAAAGAAATGGAGGTGGATTGAGGATGCGGCTATAAGTACCCGCTCTGTATCCAGAAAGACCACTATCATTTTTTGTGGAAATGTAATCGCAAAAGACTGTTGCATGGTTCGTGCGCAGGAGTTTGCCGACTTCGTGGACATTGTTAATATCCGCGATGCTGAAGGAAAAAGCACATGGCCGGAAAAGAATACGGAAGAGCATATTGACAGGGTCTTAAGCCAAAAAAGCTACCTCTCCATTCAGAGGGAATACTACAATAACCCAATCGAAGACGGGAATGTATTCAAGGAGCTTACCTATGGTAAATGTCCTGCATTAAAAGAAATGGCCTTTGTAGTTGTTTACGGAGACCCTTCACCAAGCAATAAGGATAAGCCTGTTTTACGGGCGAAGCATCAAAATAGCTGTAAGGCTGTGGTTGTTGTTGGATACAAAGACCTTAAATTCTATGTCTATAAGGCATTCGTGGATGTAACCACCAATAGCACTTTCGTAGACTGGCTATATGCCACCAGAGATTTTGTACTAACAAAGACCCAGCCTTACTTTTTTATTGAGAATAACACCTTGCAGGATCCATTTTACCAGCAGGTTCTTATGCCACTTATCCACCAAAAAGGAAAAGAGTTAAATAACGTCCTGGGCGTTTCTCCGGATGACAGGAAAAAGCCTGACAAATACTTCCGAATTGAAGGTACCCTGGAACCAATTAACCGGATGGGCCTGCTGATTTTAAACATAGATGAAAAGGAAGACCCTCACATGAAAAGGCTGGAAGCCCAGTTCAAAAGTGTGAGCCCTAATAGTAAAACAATGGATGGCCCAGATGCTGTTGAAGGAGCTGTTCATATCTGTAAAAACAAAACAATGGTAGATGCAGTTGGCGGCATCAGAACTTTTGGCCGACCTACCAATAAAAAAAGATTCTAATGGCACTATTAATTGGCACAGGTGATTTACAAACGCATTTGTATTCCGAGATATCTGAAGAAATTGTAAGAGGTAATGAAGACCTGATTACAACAGCTATCAGTGTAGGAATATCGGAGGCAAAATCATATCTGGGTAAATACGACCTGGTACAACTATTCGGAACTGTAGACGTTGACCCAACGCTTACGGATGATAACCTTAAAAATAAGGTTAAGGATATTGCTGCCTGGCAGTTGGTGAAACTGGCCAATCCCAATATTGATTTAAAGCTATTCCGGACTGCATACGAAGATGCAATTCGCTGGCTTGAGAGAATACAAGCCGGTAAGCAAGACCCGGATGGATGGCCTTATAAGCCTGTTGACCCTGTTACTGGAGTTGATTTGTATTCCAGCGTCAAAGCCAGTTCTAACTACAAAAGAAGCAATCACTGGTAATCGTTAATTTTTATAATCTCATTTCATGGCAAAAGAACCACAAATAATTACAAAGGATACTCCTGACAAACCGCAAGGGATAGTTGTTAATAAAATAATTATCAGACCGGTTGACAGGAGCGTAAAAGATATATTGTCCTGGCGCACTGCTCACATGGCTGCCACCAGTCCTTATTATGCAAATAGGACACGTCTCTATGACCTTTATGGTGATGTATTGTTGGATGGCCACCTTACTGGAATTATCGGTAAAAGGATTGACGCGGTATTGAATAAAAACATTCACTACAAGGTCAATGGCCAAAAAGTCGACGCATTCGATGATACAATAAAAAGCGATGTTTTCAGGGAAGTGATAAAACTTCGATTGGAAGCAAAGCTATGGGGATTGAGTGGCATGGAGTTTATTCCAGGAGAAACCATGCAGATTGAGAAGATAGA